CACGCATTGCTTCGGCTAGGCCAGCAGCCCACACCATCTCGCCGATTTCTTTCTGATCTACGCTATTACCGCCAGCACGCACAATAGGCGTGATGATGGATAAAAGCTCGTTAACCTTGAGATCGCCTTCTTGCAATTTCTGCGCGATCTTAACCAGTCCCATCCCGAGCGCATTCTCGATCCGCATAAGGGTATCGAGCGTGACTCGCCCGGTATAGGTTTTCTCGCCTAGGTTAACTTTGATTTCGCCGCGTTGTGGGTTTAACATCGATTACCTCAATGGTAGATACCAACCAGACCTCGCCACGATTGGCGACGTTTTCTACTTCAGCAACAGCGTAAGTTTTTCCGTCGGCTACGATTGTAGCCCCTACCTGCACTTCTTGCAGAACAGAAAATTTCTCACCCTTCTGCGCTACCGTAACAGCTTGGCCGTCGATCAGAGCATCAACCTGCGTCCACATGGCAAGCTCCTTATGCGAACGTGACAGCGCCAGCAGACTCAAGCGTTACAGAGTAAGTGACCTCGCCGTTATACTCCCCAGCATACTCAAGCGAAGCAATCATAAAGGTACCGGTATAGGTACCAAACTCTGGGATCACAATTTGGTAACTGCTGAACGATGCGGCATTAAATGCCGTGCGCAGCGTTGCATCAGCGGTTACGTCAGTAAAGACGCCCGAACCGGAGACGGTCATAGAGTTAACGCCGCCTTGAGCTAAGAGCGTGCGAACCCCGGACGAGTCTTTATTCGTCACATCAACAGGCTCGTCATTCATCGTGATCGATGTAGAGCGAAGGCCGGCAACCGTCGTATACGATACGGGCGAACCGCTACCGATCTTAAGCAGAAGCGCAGAACCTTTCTGAGCAGCCATGACTTACCCCTTATACGGTAGCGAATGTAATCGTACCCGCTGACTCAAGCGTCACCGAATAGGTTACTTCGCCGTTGTATTCGCCAGCATATTCGAGCGAGGCGACCATAAATGCGCCAGTAAACGTGCCAAAATCGGGCACGATAACCTGGAAGTTGGCGAACGCAGAAGCGTTAAACTTCTGTCGCAACGTCGTTTCCGAAGCTGCGTCAGTAAAGACGCCAGAGCCGGAAATCGTATACGACACTACGCCGCCCTGAGCTAGCAGGGTACGGACGCCCGAAGAATCCTTGTTCGTAATATCTACCGGCTCTTCGTTCATCGTGATCGACGTAGAGCGCAGACCACCGATAGTCGTAAAGACTTCTGGGCTTGCCCCGTTTCCGACCTTCAACAAGAGCGCCGCACCTTTTTGCGCTGCCATTATTTACCTCATTGATCGAATACCATTGCCCGGAATCGTATAACTCCGTGCCGGGTAAGTCCGTCAGCATCTACGAATGTAGAACTGAATTCTTGTCGCAGATTGACTAGCGACGCGCCTGTGACTGCCAGGTCATAAGTATGCAGCAAAGCATAGATTCGCTGCATAATTTGTTTAGTCTCTTTTAGACCGCGATACCTAGACCAGACATGAATGGTCAACGTGTACTCTAAGCCGTCTAACGTCTTTGTACCCGCATTTAGCGTGGTTTCCTCGCCTACTACGATGTACGGATACGCCGTGTCCTGCGGAACATCATCGTAGACGCCCTCAACCAAGCCCATTAGAGTCGCGTCGCCCGTAAGCCTAGAGTAAACCGCCGAAGCTAGATTGAACGAATGTAGACTCATTTTAGCTTGGCGAAGATCGCCTTAATTCTGGGCTTGCTCTGCTCGAAGGCTGGCATCAGAAACGGCCTGGCCTCCATGTTTACTGTGCCAAACTCCAGAAATTTAGAGTAAGGCGCACGACTTTCGACCTGAGCGCCGAGCTTATTAACGTCAACCTTGGCAAAAATCTGCGACACAAGAAAGCCGGTGTCGGTAGCTGGCGGCTCTCCAGGCGCAGATGCCTTATGCGTGATATTCCTACGTTTGTAGGAAATACCGGTTTTAGGCGATCTCTGTACCAAATCGATCGTAGCTGTACGCACAAGCTGAACCGATGCGTTCAAAGCGCGACCGACTCGTTCGGTATAGTCGCGCTCTATCTGATCGACTCTTATGCCATGCTTAATAGTGACCGACGCTCGACTCATGTAGCCACCCCTTCTTCGCAGAGTAGCTCCATGAATCGTTTACGCTCGTCTCGGTTGATTACCGCTCGAACCTGAAATGCTCTGGTACCGTAGAGCAGTCGCTTCTTAGGCACCATATCGGCTCGGTAGCGGATCGTGATCGTATGCGTTACAGAACCTTCTAGCTGCATGCCGAAGAATCGCTCGCGGCCAGAGTTAGGCTTGATGTCGGCATAAACCTCAGCGTCATCGTACCAGCGCAAAGCTGCTGACCCGTCCGTATCGACCGTGCGTCGCTCGGATTGAATCATCATCTTGTAGCGCATTCCGCCGATCATACGTTCGCAAACGGATTAGAGCCGAAGGACATAACGCGATAAGGCTGCAAAAGCATGCTGACGTTAGCCGGTAGCTTTGCAAAGTCTTGCTCGCCACGGTTCTCATATAGCCAAGCAGCTACAGACTTAACGGCAAACTTGATCGGCGCAGGAACAGCAGCAGCAGCGCCATATCCAGCAACATAGACGATCTCAACCGCATTACCGACTCTAAGAGCGGTCGGCCATGTTGAGCCAGTTCTTAGAACGACTCGCCCAGGTTCAGCAGCCGTATCTACATAGTAGCTAGAGGCTGCAAATACGGTAGAAACGTCGGCATCGTCATACGTCGTGACAGAAGTCACAGATACAAGCGGCGGCTTAGGCAGCTTAATATCTCGCTTCTTAAGCGTCATGTCGGGGCCGATCTTCCAGCCTTCCCATAACGCATCGTCTACGTCTGAGATGCCGTCCAGCGACAGCCGCAAAGTACGATTTACGAATGCGCGACCGGTGTAGTTCTCGCACCACTGCCTGGCCATCTGAATATAGGCCTCCATCTCCGTCTCGTCCGTATCAGCATCAAGACGGAGATGCGCAATTAGGTCTGTGACCGTAATCGGCTCAGATGTAGGAGCAGTTACGACAACTAGACCGGCCATTTCATTCCTCTTTCGGCGGCTCTACTTCGACCTGTTGAGCGGCGATCTGTGGTTCACATTGTCCACGAATCTTTGCCCATACGTCTACCACTGCTTCTAGCGGCATCTTGCCCAGCGCCGCCATGATGACGTTGATTTCGTTTACAGAAAGCTCAAGTTTTAGGTTCATTTGATCCTCGTTTGGCTAGATAGCAAGGCTATTGTACCCCTCCCTACAGGCTAGGGAAAGGACACGCGCCACGCTATTTCGGCCATCGATCCACGATAAACATAGTGATATGGAACAGGATGATTCCGCCTAGGCCTACGACTACAGCTATCAAGCCGGCATCTGATGCGTTCTTGACCAGCTTTTTACGCCGTCTGATCTGCTCGTAAATCATCTTCTCCCGCTGCTCTTTAATCCGCCGCCGCATCTGGACGAACTCGACATACCCTTCGCGGCCCAGATGCTGAAGCTCTCCATAGTGAAACCAATGATAGAGAGTCTTCTCCATATCCTTGATCTTTACCTGCGCCGCGTAAGCATCAAACGCTTCTTGGGTCGCAGACTTCGTAAAGACCAACTTCTTGAACAACGGAGGCTTCTTGTTAGCCTCTATGCTGATCCACTCTTGTAGATCAGAGACAGCAGACGCCCACTTACCCAACTGGCCGAAGACATCTTCTGCCTCTCGGCCAAGCTCAACAGCCTTCTTCAGGCCGTTGAATACCGCCGTAGCCGTAGCCAGCAGGGTAACTGGGTCAAGCACAATTTATGCGGCCTGCGGGAGCCACGGCAACGGCGGGCTCGTTACCACGGGGTGCGCCTGAGCCTGAATCTGCGCCTCTACAGCCGCTTCCGTTGCCGCTTGATCCACTCCGTTAGCCCAGATCCAGCCAAGCACCTGCTGCTGCGTTAGCTGGTCATAAGGCGTGAAAGAACCCTCCGGCGCGGGCAGAGAACAGGTCGAGTACACCCGGCCTGAGTATTCCTTGCCGTCGATGGTTTGGGTGTCGGTACACTGCCAGTGAACCGTGATCACAACGTCTTGGTACTCGCCCTCTTGGACACGAACGTCCATTGATGAGATGTTCCAGTTCATGTTTATCTTCCTTTGCAGTTACAAGATTGTGTTGACTTGACCAAGCTGTCACACCACGGGTGATGATGCACGACTGTAGTGGTCACACCGTTTGCTGATTGGCTGATATGACCACCCGGCTTGATTGTGATGCCTTTGAAAGAACCGGGCTTTGTGAGATCAAGCGGCTTTCCGTCAATCATGATCATGCTTTAAGCTCCTTACTTAGCTTCAAGGGCGACGACTTTCGCCTCCAGTTGTTCAATCCGGGCCATTGCTTCTTGCAGGGCAACAGCGGCTTTCATCAGCAAAACAGAGGTCTTCACCGACTTGGTAGTAGTGCCGAGGTCGTTGCCTTCTGCGTCTCGATCAGCGTGTTCGTCCACCAGACCGGGCGATGTAAGTTCAACTTCCTGTGCCACAACACCCAACTGGACAAGACCAGACGGGTCATCCTTCATCTTGAACTTACGGAATCGCAGCGCCTTAATGTCTGACCATTGTGAGCCAGCGTCCACAATGTCAGTTTTCATCTTGGCGTCAGAAATCGTGCCGTAGGTGCCGTTGGTGTTAGTAACATCACCAGAGTCAGCTACACGGAACTTAAATGCTGTTGCAGTAGTGTTGTATGCCGAAAGAAGGTAGTAAGTGTTATTCGTAGTATTTCGCGCATTGGAAATAAATATAGTGCCATCAGTATCGGTTGATGTATTTGAATTTCTAACAACCAGCGTGTTACCGGTGTCGTTTGAAACCATTTCGTGAAACGAGCCGGCGATGAGAACATAATTCCCGTCATTACTCGCCTTGAAATACCCACCCGACGTTATCCGGGCTTTTTCACCATTCGATGTAGCTAATACCAACGGGCCAGATAGTACGTTGTTAATGGAAAACTCATTTATAGCGCCGGATGCGTTATAGCCAATTATTCCGTTGACGGTTCCGCTGTTTGTAAACTGTAGTGACCCACCGCCGCCGGTATTAGTATTAACCTGTACACACGGATAGCCAGCGGACTCAACTTTTAGAACATTAACTTGTGAACCGCCACCAAATGCGGTTCCGTTCGTGACGGATGTTGCGCCAATACCAAGACGCCCCGACGCATCTAGCGTCATGGTCGTTGAACCACCGGACGCATCAATATTTGGGCCGGAGGTGTTATTGGGCGCAGTGAACCACAAGTGCGCTCCGTTTAGCTGGGTATAGGCAGAGCCAAACCCATTTGCTATGTATTTTGCAGTCGGGCCAGATGCAATAAAGATGTTGGAAGTGATTGCCGCGCGACCATCGCTGGCAGAATTGACCGTAGCGCCGGGGCCAATCTGCATGGCTACAAAATTACTTGCCCACGTACTCGGCGTCACCCCTAGACCGAGGTTGCCGGAGGAGTCGAGGGTCATGCGGTCAACTAGAGCGGCATTTGAATCTTCTGTTTGGAAGATCAAAGAGCCGAGTACGCCATTCAATGCTGAACGAATCGCACCAGCACCATTGCCACCGGCAGTCGGGCCGATTGTCAGTTGACCACCGCGAAGGAGAAACTCTCCACCTTCAACGTTAAATCTTGCTGCCGGGGAGCCGGTTCCAACCCCCAACCGCCCACTGCTATCCAGCGTCAGCGCATTCTGTACTGTCGTATTAAATGAAACAGACGTATTAGCAGCGTTAGATGACTGACGGAGAGCAAAAGTGTTAGATGTATCAACCGTAAACGACATTACCGGGCCGTTTCGGTAATAGATAAGGCTGTCGTTGTTGTAATTTATGTAGCCGCTTTTTGAATTGGTTGTATCTCTCAGTTCAATGTGAGTTTGATTGGCCGCAGTAGCAAGTTTCAGTGCCTGACCGGTAGTTAAAACATCCAGTTTTGCCGCCGGATTCGTCTCGCCAATCCCGAGGTTGCCATCTGAGGTGATACGAGCTTTTTCGCCCCCGCCAGAACCTTGCCACGTTTGAATCGCCGCTGTGCCATCTTGCCGCACAACCATTGACGGCACTGAATTGCTGCTGATATACGAAAACAATCGGGCGTTGGCAGTAGAAGATTCGCCTACGGCTAAGTTGCCATCAGACCCTAGCGTCAGCGCATTCTGTACTGTCGTGTTAAATGAAACAGACGTATTAGCAGCGTTAGAGGATTGACGGAGGATCAGAGTGCCGGAGGAATTGATCTGAGCACGTTCGGAGGCCGACGTTGTTCCGGTCGCAAAGACAATCGGCGTGCCTGCTGAGCTACGAGACTGAAGAATCAAAGTCCCGTTTGTGTACCCGCTAAAACTCGCCGCCCACCCAATTAGCGCGTCCGGGCTGTTCGACAAAAACGCTGATACTTCACCAATTTGAATAGCGCTTGCGTATACATTTCCGTTTACGTGTAGCTTATAGCCTGGATTATCCGTCCCAATCCCAACATTTCCAGCAACAATTAGCCCGTTAGCCGGCGCTGCGGCTGTATATCCAATAGCCGCGTTGCCTGTTACCTGTAGGGTGTTATTGGTAGAGGTAAAGTTGCCGCCGAGATTTAACTGCCCACCAGAGGTGATGCGGACACGTTCGGTAACTGCGGCAGAACCAGAGGGCGAAGTCCCAAATGTTAAATATGATGAAATATTTGCATCGCTGGTGTATGCATCAACAACACCATTTATTTGCGCTACAGTTCTTGAATTGGTGCCTCCATATACCCTAAAATCTAACGATCCAATGTTGTCGCCAGATGCAACCGCTGTTGGGGATGCATACGTTCCCCTTCCTTTGCTTAGTATTAAGAAGGCCCCTGAGTTGTTGCTTGAAAACCGCATAGCCTGAAAAAGAGCAACTCCATCAGCGGCAATAACATTTGCAGTGGACGCAGCGCCATATTGAAAATATTGCGGTTGGGTTGAACGCATGGGATTTGTTGTCCATGCCGCCCCGACCCCAAGACTTGTCCCATCAAACGTCAGCGCACTACCACTCGTAGCTACCTTACTAGCGTTTAGGTAGAGAACGCTATTAGCAGTGCCAGATGAGAATGTGCTGCCTAGTTCGAGCTTATCCGTGTTGAGATTCGTAAAATTGGTATCCACCTCGTTATTCGTAAGAGGTGTTCCCTTGCCAGCACGGGTAACGATCGTGGTCATCTCAATACCTCAAAGCTCGAACTTCTGTGATTAGGCGGCGGCTAGCGTGATCGTCCAAGTAACCGTAAGCGAGTCGTTCGCGCCTTTGTTTACCACCGCGAAAACAGTACGGCACAGCATATCGCCGCTAGACGAGGCGTTAAAAATACCGGCCTCGGTAACCGCTCCGGTCGCATCGCCAGCCTCGAAGCTAGCTACATATACGACTTTCTCGTTATTGCTACCGCTGATCGTAGTGCTATCTAGCGCCTCACGCGAGCCAAGCATCGACTCAAGATCAGTATTGCCAGCAGCAGCGGCAGTCGTACCTGAGCCGAGCGCCATGTGAGACATGACGGCTTTAGCTGTGCCGACCATACGAGAGATAACGTAAGCCAGACCGGCGTTAACGACGAGGTTCTTAATCTCGCGAGTCTCTTTGACTTGGCCATCCGGCCCACGCAAGACCATAGATACGTCGCCTGTCATCTTTAGTTTGTCATTAACCATGATGATTCCCTTAGAAGGTTCGAGAAGTGCCGACGTAATCTTCGGCGAAATAGAAAGCCTCGCAATAGTCCTGATTCAGGAGGCTACCGGTATCGGTAAAGGTCGCGGTATCGCTTGGGCCACGCCCGAAGGCTAGGACGGTTGCATCCGAAGCTGAAAACGAATCGGAGGCTGGACGGAAGAATTGTAGCGCTGCGCTCTCTGCTACGCTAGCCGAGTTAGCTAGCGGCTTATCAAACGCATAACGGAAAGCATCCGCGATCGTCGGCGTCTCGGCTTTGCTCAAGCCAATATCAAATACTCTCGTATCGCTGAAGCTAGCCGAGTCGCTTTTAGTCAAGCCATAAGCAAATACACGCGCATCCGAGACACTCGCGCTATCGCTTAGTACGATGTTAACCGTAAGCGCAGCCGCGTCTGCGACCGATACTGTCTCTGATCTGCTCAAGCCAACAAGTAGCGTTTGCGAATCTATAAAGCTCGCGCCGTCGCTCTGTGCTTTGCCAACACCGATAGATGGCGAATCAGCTACCGAAAAAGCGTCGCTCGCCGGTCTTGATAGATCAAACGCCTTGCTATCGGCGATATCAAAAACGTTGTCTAGCGATTTGAAGAAGCCGATTGTCTGGTCATCGTCAGCCAGTACGCCGTTAACATCATCCGTAGCGCCGATCGTGTCAGCAAGAACCTTCGAGATATCGAAGCGCTGCACTTCCGACAGATAGATGTAATCCGTTGCCTCGGTGTAATCCTCTAGAAAGTAGTCAATCGCGTAGGGCGAAAAGGCGACTTTCGTAAAATTATTGACCCGAAAGTCAGTAAACGAGGCGTCATCAGCCAGCGGCTTATCTACGGTAAACGTAGCGGAGTCCGTCACGCTTGCTGAATCGGCTAAGGTTTTTTCGAATGCGATAGACAGAGCTTCCGAGAGCGCTGCGTTATTCTCTAAAACCTTGGCGAAGTCACGAATCTGCGCATCACTAAATAGCGCTGAATCGGCTTTATTAAGCCCAAACAACAACGTTTCGATTGCGTCAGATAGGGCTGCGCTGTCTGCTAGAACTTTTGAGACTTGCTTGCTAATCGTCTCGGAGATAGCAAAGCTATCAGCCAGTGTAACGAACTCGATCCACTCGGCAAGCACGATATCGGCTGTCTTGATCTGCCATACAACGGCATTGACCAGAGCGCGAATCTCGTTAGCTTGAGCGGCGGCAGAAAAGGCATTTGCCTCCGTAGAGGCTCTAAGCTCTTTCTCGTCAGCCGTCGCCGATAGGTAGAGCGGCGTGACGCTGACGCGAAGCTGCGGCATTTAGTCCCAGTCTGCGCGAAGGCGAATCTCGATAGGCTCGAATACGGTCTGCACAAGACCGCTCGGCATCGTTATTTCGACTTCGGCCTCGTAGTCGCCAGCATCAAGATTAAGATTGCCAGCCGACCAAACGACATAGCAAACGCCATCATCGGCATCGCCGCCAGGGCCGGAGTTAATCGTTAATGTCTTGGTCAGCAGAACCGTGGTGGTTCCGGTAGCGCGAAGCAGAAAACGCCCAGTGGCATTCGTGAGATCGACCGGCGTGCCGCTGGGGTCTTCCGTGATCGTCAGCTTCAGCTGCGGCCCGGTATCTCCTGCGACGAGTCGAACTTTTGCCATTACTCCACCTTTTTCGGGCGTCCGCGCTTCTTGTATTCGGCGATCGGTAAGCCGTCTGCGACTTCGATCGCGTAGCCATTAGCGACGAATATCTCCGCTAGCTTAATCTGCCAGGGCTCATCCATCGCCAGAACTTCATTCGTGGCGTAGAGGCGGACGGATAGCCCTTGAGCATCCGCCGCACCTCTACATGGCTTAATCATCCGTATGGACATTACCGCCCCCTATGGAGCTAGCCATTATCAGCTATAAACGTGACGGGGGTTGCCCTTAACAACGATAGCCGAAGTTGGCGTACCGTTGGTGTGGGTACCGGTCCGATCGTCTACAACACGAATGTACCGCTTCGACCCGATGTAGCTAAGCTGGAAGATAGCGGGTGCTTCAGCGTTCGCGTCAATGGTGGCAAAAATGCCGCCCGAAGCGATCGTCGCATCCGTTACATCAGCTTGCGCAACAGCGGTAAACGTCGAATTGTCATCGCTATGCTCTAGCTTAAGGTCGATTTTCACCGATCCAGAGAGCGTATCGCCTTCGGTGCCGACCTGGGCGACAACCAGAGCCGATTCCCAAAACTGGAGATCGACGCCAGTGCCATCCGTATCAGCGGTCCGGTTAGCGGGAGCAAGCGAAACAACAGCCGCAGTCTTATTGCTCAAATCGTACATGGTCTACTCCCTTAGCTCGCAACGACCTGAATGCGCATCGCCTCGGGCATAACAACCTGGCCACCAACACGACGGCGAGCAACGTAGCGCACGTTGCCAGAAGTCGCCTGGGTGAACGGGTCGCGCAGCACTGCGAGCGACACACGATCAACGATCATATAACCACGGCGGAAATCACCGAAGATGATCGGCTTAGCATTCGCCGCAACGTCAGGCATATCAGCGGCCTCGACATACGGGTAGCCAAGGATCGTATTCGGCACACCGGCGATGATCTGCATTCCGGGCTGGAACACATACTGATTCGCCGAATCCTTCAGCTTACGAATCGCGCCAAGGGTGGTGCGATTAAACATGAAGGTACCGTTACGACCGTAGTCCGACTTGATCGCGTGAACCAGCGTGATCAGGCCATCAGCGGTAATCGCCGAAGCGTTGCCAGAATTGGTCGTTCCGACTGAAGCATTGGTGAGCAGACCTTCCGGCTTGCCAACACCGTTACCAGAGACGAAAGCCAATCCTTCGGCTTTAGCGAACTGCTCGGCGAATTCGCCGGACATTTCGGCTTCGAGATCGAAAACCGCATCTTCAAGAAGCTGCTCGGAAATATCGACCAGCGCATAAACTTCATGCGTCGGAATCTCTTCCTGGCCGGTCGTATAACCGGTGGTCTCGGCCCGAGTGCCTTGCTCTGCAACCCACTGCGCCGTAAACGTGGCAGTGCGCGAGGGCATCTTGATCGATTTTTGCGTGGTCTGACGAACACGAGCAACCGAACGAACAGGCGAAATCTCGGTTACGGTCTTGAGCAGTTCGCGCACATACTCTTCGGGGGCCAGGAAGCCACCAGAAGTGTCATTGCTAACTGATAAGGCCTTAACCTCATCCGGCTCCATTCCTTCTTTGCCCTTGCGCAGCCACTTATCGAACGCCTTAACCGATGCGTCGATTTGTTTGCTTTCCGCGCCAGCGCCAGGACGGCGAAGCATGGTTTCGAAGTTCGCAATCTTCTCGCCGATCGCTTTCTGATCGAGAGCGGCTTGCGTTGCCTTCTGGTTTACCGATTCCAGCTTATCGAGTTCAGCTTCGATTTTCGCCAGTTTCGCTTCGAGCAAGGGGTCAGCCCTGCCAGTTTTCTCAATCGACTTCAGTCGCGCATCGTTCGCTGCCTTGAACTCTTCGAAGGCGGTAGCGATGGCATCGACTGCATCTTTTACGTCAGCCATGATTACCTCACAAGGATGGATTTTAGACGCTGGAGAGACTCCAGCACTTCCTGCTCGCCTTCTGCATCCCGCAGTCCTAGAGCTTTAGCGACGGCGCTTGCCGCCGATTTTGCTTCCGACCGAGATAGCCCACATTCGTCCCGAAAGTGGCTTTCCCATTGCCGGACAGTCATATCCGCGCCCTTTACCGCGTTAACCCTGGCCTTTGGGTTCATCGGGAAAGTAACAGCGGAAATCTCCATGAGGTCGACCTCGGAAAGGTAGCGCTTCCGAGAACTTTCGTCCCAGCGCATACCTTTAGGCTCGACCCGATATCCGATAGACAGGCCGTCAAG